CTATCTTTACACTCAATACTTTCATCTCTCCCTCTAACTTGTTCAAATAGTCTTTTCTTATTCCGCTATTGGAAAGAAATTGATATGTTTTTTTCTTATCCTCATCATTGGCATAAGGAGAAGTTAAAACCAGACCGCACCATCTAAACATCTCATACCGCTTGTATAGTGTAATTAATTGTTCTTTATTTCGCATTTCAGCCATTATATCCTCATTCTCGGATAGTTTAGCGTACTCCAATAAAATATTACCGTAAATCGCCTCTAAATACGTTTTAGGAATATACAAAGGCAATTTCTTTAATGCGTTTAAATTATTATCCACTACTAATTTGATATACCTATCCATAGTAAATTTATAGTCGTTTATCGTGTGATATGTTAGCTTTTTTGATATAAAAAAAAGAGCATTATTTATTTTAGTAATTATGCTCTCTATTATTTTTCTACTATCCATTTTTCTATTTTTTCTTTAACTATTGGTCGTATCTCATTAAACGCTTTATCAAAATTTTCTTCTGTAAGACCGAAAATATATTTACCATATTCTTGTATTAACATTTCTGATTTCCAATCTAAACTATAAAAATCCAACAATCCATTTTCAACGTCAATACCGAAAAAAGATTGAAAATCTCCTGTGTCAAAAAGAGTTATGTTTCTATTGTATGGCTTTCCCGATAATTCCCTCATTTCCAAAGTATGAATACTATAAGGAGGAGTTGGCGTATTATCAGACAAAAGACCACTCATCAGTTGTTCTCTATTTAAGTCAGTAAGTAACTTTTTGTTATCCTGTAAAGTTTCTTGTATAATACTATTCAAAACATACTCAAAACTATTTAGTTTTTTTTGTATTAGGTTTATTAGCTGATTTGCCATATTTTTTGTATGCTTTCACAAGTTCTTTCGTTATTTCAGCATCAGTAAGAGTAGGGAAAAGACACTTCTTAAACGCATCGGGTAAGTTGCTTAAAAATTCCTTTTCGCTTTTTTCAAAAAGCACAAGGGACAACTCCCCTGTGCCAATTTTAATAGTATTCATTGCGTTGTAACAGTAGCAGTAACAATATTACTCTCGTAACCACCCGAAGTTAAAGAGCCTACATGCAACGCTTCTAATGCACTTGGACTTGCCAAAGTGATGTTATATGTACCAGCACTTAAACTTATAGCCCAACCTTCATTTACCGTATCTTTCGCTACACCTGTTGGAGTAACAATAGCGTTAGTAGAAGCATCTCTTACAACCCAAGCACCAGCAACAGCCAAAGCATCTGCATAAAGGTTATACAATGGAGTTCTCGAAATCCACGTTTTAGCTTTTACAGTAACAATACCAGAGCCACCTGTCGCAGTTAATTCAACATCTAAAATACCACCCATTTCGACACTTAAATCAAAATTCTCTGGGAATAGTACAGTAGAAAGTTTGTCAGAAAGAGCCATAGTATCTTCTAACTGCAATTCAGCTTTATACATAGTATAATCGCCACCTTTGATACCTACTTTTACTTGTTTAGGCATAAACGTACATTCAAAGCCTTTAAGACCTGTTGATGTTTGTTGACCACCAATAAAGGTAGTATCAATCCAATACATTCTCATATCTTTTCTATCTTTGAATTTGCGTAAGTTTTGGTAAAACTTAATACCTAAATCTTCAAGTTCAATGTTAAATTGATGTGGTTTCTCGTCAATCTTAACAGTAAACCCATAACCAGATTGTTTCACTTCTGGGTCAGGAGTAGTATCTTCATTACCAAATATTTTAGGTATATAAAATACTCTGTCTTTTCCACTTGCTAAGGTAGCTTTTTGTAGATATTCAAGCATATCCGCAAAAGAGCCTAATTTAGCGTTAGGTATCTCAAATCCATCAAACGTTAATATTAAGCCAACTAAATGGTCTAATTTAACGGCACACGCTGGTCTCCCAACATTCCCCTTCTTAGAGGAACAATTTACTTCTCCGATAATCATAATTTTATTTTTTATAAGTTAAACAGTTTCTACTCATTTTAAATTGAAAGTTTTTTAGTTGTATAGCATCAACCGATTGTGTGAATTTATGTGCTTCGTAGCCTTTTAGTCCTGTTTCGCCATAGAAATAATGGAAAATTGTATCTCCTGTGCGATAAACAGATAAATCTCTATCGAAACATAAAATCCTAAGAAATTCTTGAAGCACTGGTATTAAGATTGGCTTAAAATTAACCGCATCTCTTTTTTCCCTAGTCCAATTTTTATCCGACATAGTTGCTATTACTATATCTTTAATGACCCATATTCCATCGCCCTCTGATGAAAGCATTGAATTAACAAAAAAGAAGGGTAGCTTTTGATTAACACTCTCTTTGCCTACAACATTAACAAACTCAATAGGAGTAGAATGATAGAAACGAAGTTTGAAAGGTTGCCCTTCAATATAATCCTCGTTTTTTTTCATTTCTTTGTCAATATTATTGGAAATAATCCCAACAATACGCTCCATTGATGTTTGTATTTGTTTATAGTCCATAGTTTTGTGTTATTAACAATTCAGCCCACTTAGTAAAATCAAATTTTACTTCTTCCGTTTCGTATTCGTCTTTATTTGTATAAAGCCAATAGAAAAAGGTAGAGTTCATACTAACCATCTTATCCCACGATTGTTTTATTTTCGTATAGTTAGATATTACAGATTGATTTTCTACTTTATCTACTACTGCTGTTGCTCTATTCATTAACATCTTCTCCTGCTCGTGCAAGTAAGAGCAATAAACATAGTTAGCAATAGGGGATATTTTATTCGTGCTATCTGCAAGTTTATCTTTAAGTGTTTGCCATTTTTCCTCTACTGGGTCTTTGGCTAACTCGCTATAAAACAATTCAGTCATAGCAACGCCCAATATTTTGTTCAAATACTCTCTCTCAAAGAAAACTATGTATTGGTTTATCCTTGCACCCTCCGAAGTGTTTAATTCAGATGAGTAACCATTGGAAACCTCTGTCATAGGTATCTCGCAAAAGCCAAAAGCAAAATATGTTTTATCTATAATGCTCATTTCTTGATTATTTTATCTTGTAAAATCCAATTTCTACTATTGATAATTTGCGTAAGCATATCATCAAATTTAACACCGTAAGAAATACACGCAACACCTGTTTCAAGTGGGATTAACCAACCTTTTTTATGTTTTGGCACAATCATAGGGATACGTCTTTGGTCGCAAGATAAAGAAAACCATATATCGCTACTATTAGTGTAAACCATCTCTATTACGTCAAACGGATTCTCTAAAAAAACGTCTGCGTGAAAACCACAAACCCCTGTCCCTATAATATTAACAGCATAATCGCTATCTACATCATAACAACATTGATAAAAGTCTTTATGACCATTTTTATATCTCTCCGAATGCTCAAATAAAGTTCTTCCGTGCCAAGAGATAACTGCTTTCTTTTGATATTTATCTATCGCCTTTATCGTTTCTTCAACGTAATTCTCTGGATAAATAAAATCATCATCAACAGTTAAAACATAACCTTTCCACTCGTGAGCAAAAGCAAATTTCCCTGCACAACCTACATCTCCTATTTTATCAAGAGTGTTGTAGGTACTTACGTTTGGAAGGTCAGGAATTTCCATTCCACCATTGGTAAGTACCACCAACTCATCTACTTGTTTATATAAAGAAAGGATAGCTTTTGCGAGAACATCTTCTCTTGAAGGGAAAGTAGCCATATATGCAGTAACCTTGTTTTTATTTACAGGTCGCTTAACGACTTTCTTACACATATCATTTGATATCCTTATAGGTTTAATACCAATAATCGGAGTATCTTTTTTGATTTTCGCATACCCTTTACGGATAAGTTCGTCAGCAAAAGGCTTCTCTAACATTTGGCTTTGACCCACCATTCGTGAATCAAAAGGTGCGTAAGACTGTGTATATACTACTTCTACCATTTTTTTATTACGATGCTTTGTTAATAGCTGCTTGAATAGTTGCGTAAGTTCCTTTTACAAAAGAAGTTTTCTCGTTAGAAGAAACGTATTTTATCAAACGTGTTTCTCCTATGATTGTTCTTTTGTTTTCGGTTAAGTCATTACCATCTAATCCGATAATCAACTTTTCTTTGTAAATACGCACTCTATATTTAGAGAAATCTCCTAAGATGAAATCCCCTTTGGTAGCTTGTAACGATTGGATTACTTTCAATCCGTTTACTTCCATCACACCAGCAACAGTAGAAACACGAGGAATATTGCTTGATTTTGCTAATTGGAATTTAGCAATATCTACTGGGTGCATCACAATATGTTTAGGTTGGAAACCTGACATAGTCGATTGAGCAGTAGCCACTACAATAACATCAATGATATCTGCACTTGGTACAGTACCATTAAAGTCTGTCAAGTTAAACGCAGTTGCATTTGCTATAATATCAGCTAAAACATCAGCAGATTTTTTCACATACAATTTCTCGTTCAATACTCGGTTGATTTCGCCTGACATATACGAAATATCGTCTAAGCTTTCTTCCGTTACTTTTACAAAACCTGTGATTTTGGTAGCGTTAGCCACTTTTTCTTTGAAGTCAACATCAATTTGGTTTTTCTTTTGTCCTTCGGTTGTTGCACCAACAGAACCTTCGCCTTCAACTTCATCAACCCAAGTAATACTTGCTTTGTCGGTTGAGCCTAAGTCCACATAAGAAAGTACGCTATCAATAAGCGTTCTATTGATATCATAAACATCTCCTTGTGCATCAAGTAAAGAAAGTCTTGGAGTAGCATCAGCAACAGTAACGTTTGCAGTCGTCATATCGCCTACTGCTTTAACCTCAAAAGATACTTCTTTCTTAGCTTTCACATCAGCCATTGATTTACTTACTAACTCATTAATCGATTTAACCTCTTTAACAGAAGTTTTACCTTTGTTAATAGCAGTTGTTAATTCACTTGACAAATTAGCCAAATCTTCTTTCGTAGCCATACCTTCAAACTTAGAGGTCATTTCGTCAGACTTAGCTTGAATAGCTTTTTTTACTTCATCAGCCGACATTGTGGCTGGTAACGACGCTTTAAAAGCATCTAATGCACTATCAAGTGCTTTTTTAAATTCTTCGTTCATTTTTGTAATAATTTTAGTTTTAAATAATCTTCGATTTCTTTCGCATTGATAGTGATTTCTCGGCTATCTTCTTTATTTTGTTGAGTGTTTTTCAACGGCTCATCATTTTCATTAGTTAATGTTGGAGTAATTGGATTAGAGCCTAAAACAACAGCAGAGCCTTCAATCAATTTTGCTTGTGTAACCGCCCAAAAATAACCTTGTTCTTCTGCTTCTTCTTTGTTTATTACCTCTGAAATATATTTATCCCAATTCTCTTTCTCTTCTTTCGCCCATTTTTCGTCTGTATTGACACATAAATGGATATCTACATACCTCATACCAACAGAGTGCTGTTTAACATATCCTTTTTGGTATTGCTTATACATAAATGGGTTTCTATCTTCGTCTAATTCTACATCAAAAATAAGGGCTTCCGTATTACCCTCTTTATTCAAGCCTACGTCTTTCCAAGAATATTCTTTTACAGATGCTTGTACTTTGTCTGTTATAATGCTCTCAAAAAGCAATTTATGCTCCTGTAAGAGATATAAATCTTTCTTCTCTTTGAGTGTCTTTTTCCATAACCCTTTGATATGTACATCATTGTGGCTATCTAATATCCCAGTAGTATTGATAACGAGCCTTAGTTTTAATCCGCTTATTTCTTCTTGGCTTTCTGCTTTCGTTGCTTTTTCTCTATGTGTAGAAAATAAAGTAGGAGATGCAAAAAAACTATCAGTTTGTTTTGTTACTGCTTTTTTTAGCGACATCAACTCTTTTTTATTCTCTATCAGATGTTTAAAAAGTTGCTCTTTGGTTTCAAAAGTAGGTATATCCATCACTTATCTATTTTTTCGTTTGTTTCGACTTGTTTCGTTTTTAAGTCCTTGATACGTTTGATTTGTTTAGCATTTAGTTCCATAATTACTCAATATAAGGTTCAATAATTGCTCTACATTCCTCTTTACTCAAAATCCCATCTCTATACGCAGGCAATACTCCATTGATAGCTTGTTGCAACGCTACAGCCCCTTCTTTTAGGCTTTCTTGAAAGAAATCCATGTGCGACCAATCAGGTTTATACTCCCAATCTCTTTGTGGAATACCTTTAATCCTGACTAAATCTCTAAATCTTGGTGTAGCTTCTGGAATAATTGTTCCCGTATAAAACTCTTTCCTTGCTTCTGGTAAAGATTTGTATCTTGTTTCGTGGACTGAAAAAATATTTGGCAATCCAAAAACCTCAAAAATAGCCACCTTAGCATCCATTACCAATGCTGGTAACTGCATATCTACTATTTTAGAAGTCAAAGGCACATAACTTGCCGCACCTTTGGTAACAATATACTTAAATTGATTACGCAAACCTCCATACTGCTTTAATGCTTTTTGTATATCGTCTTTCTCTTTGTTTAAGAAAGGAGAAGTAATCATATCCACATCTTTCGCTCCTTGACCAATAATACCCCTTGCTCCACCATCAGCAATAAGCTGTGTAGTCATTTCGCCAATAGAAAGCAACGTAGAGATAGGCTCGGATAAGGAAAAAAGCCTTGATAAACCATATTGACCATCATTATTGATAAACCAATTATCTTTTATCTCTATAATCTCATCTGAACCTAACTCTAAAACGCCAGTAGGTAAACTAATATTATAGCTTGTTGCCTTTGTTTCAAACAAAGCATTAGTGGAAATACTTGAGTTTTTAGGAGATATTAACGAGTTAGGCACAACATAATACTCATAATCATTAACACCGATTAACTTCATTTTCCATATATAGCAAACCCCATAAATACAGGCTTGTGCTTCGACTAAATTGTTAAAAGCATTAAAATCTTGGTATTTATTCCATCTTTGCATCTTACGCAAATCTTCATCTACAAACTTATTGTAAACTTTCTTTCCTTTTGCATCTTTTGCCCAAACATTAAGATTAGAAAAAGCATTTACCCTTCTCCTTACTGCCGTTTGTACCACAGATGATTTCCTAAAAGCTGTCGATTGACCTTCCCTTGTAGCTGTATTGACCGTTACTCTATTTGATGCAACGCTGGAAAGTAAATCGCTAACGTTTACCTCCCCATTCAATCCAACTATAATTCCATTGTTGATGACAAAACCCATAAAAAGTTTATTTTAATTGACAAATTTATGTTTTTTTTACATAAAACATACTATATAATTTATTCTACACAAAATTTAACAAAGATTAACTAAAATACCACCTAAAAAAATGCCAAACGCAATACATCATACTATCAAAAATATGATTAAAATCATCTATGGGCTTAGGGATATTGGTTACTTTTCCATCTGTACCCCTCATATAAACATAATTTTGTTGCTCTATCTTGAAATGCGTATCTTCTACAAACATCAAATCAAAGCGTTTAGTTAGTGATATTCTGGTAACGATATGTGGTTTTTTTACCTTTACAAATTGCCAGTTATAGCCTTTTTGACAAGAAAGAATATTCAAATCACGAACAAAATTAACATCTTTATACTTATCAGCACTATCACAAGCAATAATAATATCTGGATATTCAAATCCTTCTGATTGGAGCAACCTTCTCTCCACATCTTTAAGTATCAAAGGCTCTATCAAATCAAAAAGTATCTCTACATCAGGTGTTTTTTGGTAGCACATCTTTTCTGCATAGAGCGTTTTATTCAACACCCCAACCCTTGTAAGTACGCTTGGGTCATTGGTATAACCAAAGTCAAGTCCGAAGTACACATCTTCATACTCTAAATTGGGAAATTCTTTTATCCACGTTACATTAGGGAAAATAGCACCTTCTTGCCTTGCTTTCTCTCCTTCTCCATAAACGAGCCATCGCCACCTATCAATAGTGCCACGTTCTTTGTTGATAGCGTTTTCTTTGCGGTATTTGCCCTCTAAATCAACTAAAACGGTATCGGGCTTTTCGGGCTTATCCCATATTCTTCTAACAAAACCGCCACCAATACCCAAATTATCAACAACCTCAATATGACTATCGGAGAAATCAAAAGGACACCAACTCTCGTATAAACTAACCAAACTTTCTTTCAGGTTCTTGTTATCCAAATAACTCGTGTTAGTGTAATAGCAATTAAATTGCCTATCAAATTCAAAAGCAAAGTGTTCTGTTAGACTTGGATTCCAGTCAGCGATAAAAAGTAACTCACAGCGTTGCATAATACCTAAAAAACCATCTTTATTGCGTAATTCGGTAGCTTCATTAACATAAGCTATATCACTTCTGCCTGCTTCCTTGCCTGTTTCGGGAATACCTTTGAACTCAATAGTATTGCCATAAAGAGTAATAATAGGTCTACCACTACTATTTGTACCTGTTTTCTCATAATCCTTACCCTCAACTAATCGCATTAACTCAAAACATTCCAAAAAGTCTTTCAGCGTTGTATCTCTGGCTTTAACAAGTGTTTCTCTATAAACGCTTATATACAGCTTGGCTTCTTTGTTAGCATCACAAATCTTCCAAATAGTGTGAATAGTATCATACGTCTTACCACTCCTTGTACCTCCTTGATTGAAGAACTTAACACAAGCCTTTTTCCCTGTTTCTGGGTCAACAGCATCTCTATACTCTGACCACACATACATCATATAGTAGGCTAAATAGTTAGGTTCAAAACGTATTTTCCTTGTCATAGCCTGTATTCTTTCATATGTTCAGAATAATCAAGAGCATAATCCTCTAACGATTGTCCTTTTTTCAAAAACCCACACAAAACATACCCTTTCATTCCCATAAAGCAAGGCTCAATACGACCTACACTTGTTTCTCTTACACCAACATAACGCACCGCCATACGTTGACCATCAATAACCATCTCTTTTATCATAACTTTATATACTTTTTTGCTGTTAAATACTCAATCCTCTTTCCTCTAACAAAACTATCTGCTTCTGCCTTGCTCGTAAAAACAGTTATATCGTAACCATAAAAACGAATAAACGAAACAGAAAGTCCGAAAAACCTCTTTATCACAATATCCCAACGTTTGGTATAACAAAACCATTGCTCCACTTTACCATCACTGCCTACTAATGACAAGCCTTTACTAAAAAATAACCTCCTTAATTTTTGCATAATTATACAGTTTTTATACAGTTTTTATTCATTTCTTATCCCTTAACCAAACCATTAAACATCTCTACCTTACTTGCTTTTGACAAAACACTGCCCCGATAAAACATATTAGGGTTTAACATAAAATCATTCTGACTAATCCTTCTCAACCCATCTAAACTAATCAACACACCCAAAGCATTACTCAAACTAACAACACTTGACCAACCAAAAAAATCACATATCTTCTTTCGCTTCCTTACGCTCAAACTAACAACATTATCCCTATCGGCATAAATATTCAATAACATCATTAATAACAAATAACTCTTAAAAGGCTTAGCCCAATCCAAGCCATCCGTAGTACTATACATAGCAAACTGCTCATTATGACGAGAGACAACAACACTAGTATTAGTATCACTCAAAACCTCCCCAGTGCTAAAATCAACACTCTGTACCCTTGATGTATAAACACGCTTATTCCTATATCCTCCCATAAGTAACAACTAAAATATACACCAAAATAACATACAAAAACAACACTAAAATAAATTACAAACTTTTATTTTATAATTCATTGATAATCAATAACCAAAACAACAAAGTTTAATAATTTTCATTAAACTTCTTCATAAATTTCATTAAACTTCTTAATAATTTTCATTAAACTTTAATACCCTAAAAACATACCTCAAACACAGACCACCATTGACTTATAGACATTAAAAACAAATTCAATTCCTCCTTATATCAATATCATTAACTTTAAAACATTAAATTATAACCATAAAACAAAACCAAAAAGCGTTTTCGGAAATGATGAAAAAAATATTCGTGGGATGGAAAACCCCTTTCCTTTCCACCTGCGCCAAACGGCGGGGCGGGTC